CATAATGTCTGTTCAAAAACAGATAATTTTCAGCAAAATACACTATAGTATCTACATCTAAATTAGGGTGTTCTTGTTTAGTATTATACACAAAAGTTTGAATGCCTGATATATACCTATCTAGTGGCGTTCTGATTATTACATCGATTGTGTTAATTTGTTTAAGTTGTTCATTGAACAATATTTTAAATTTTTGTTGGCGAGCATGATCGTAAAGACTTGAGCTGCCATTTTTAAAAATGGGATAGATGTACCGTTGTGAGGACTCTATTTCTATAACCTCACAACGGTTCGGATAGATTATATCATCAATCCTACTTAACATCTAATTGTACTACTTAGCTAGTCTTTTGACGATTGCGGATCATCGCTAGGATGTCTTCGGCACGTGCTGTTCCACCTGCTGGAGGTGTTGCTACTGGTGCTGTTGGAGCAGCCGCTTCAGCAACTACTGGTGCTGGTGTTGATACTGGTGTATCTAACGCACCGTCATCTTCATGAACTGCTGGTTCCGCACTTGCCACTGGAGCACTTGCTGGAGCCTCAGCTGAGACGATTGTTACGCCTCTTGGTTTGTAGTAATTGCCCCAACGTTCTGCGTCATATGCTTGACCATCTACTGATGCTTCAAACATTTCTTTCATGACTTTAAGTTCAACTTCGCTTGGTTTCTTAGGTAAGAAATCTTTCAAGTTGTATAAGCCATGAGTTTCAATAGCTGTAGCTTCTTCTGCTGTTAGAGCAGATTCTTTGCGTGACCATTTACTTGTTGAATAGTCAGCATAACCACCTTTTGATGTTTTAGTAACAGTAAAGTCTAAACCACCTTGGTAGTCTGTTGGTAAGTTTTCTAACTCTGGATCTAACAATGCCGCTTTAACTAGGTTAAAGATCTGTGGGCTGATGATAAATCTGCGAATTGGATTTTCTGGTGTCTTGTCGTCTGCGATAGGATTCTCACGCACAAAACCTTGGAATAAGTAACTACGTTTCTTCCAATACTTACGACCCATTTCTTCTAGACTTTGGTCTTTAAACCAAGTTCTTACTTCTGCTAAGATTGGACATGCTTCGCCCCACATCTCAACGCATGGTACTTGTACAGTGACTGGTTTACTATCAGCTTGGCCTTTAACGCCAGCAAATGGTAAATTGATCATTGCTCGTTCTACCCAAAAGAATGTGTTTTTTGTGTCTGCGTCTGGAAGGAATCTAATTCTTGCGTTACTGCCTTCTTGGATGTTCCAGTGTGCGTAGATAGCGTTGTCGCCACCTTGTTGTGAATTACTACCTGAACTGCGTGTTTCTTGTGCTTGTAATTTAGCACGAATTTCTGCTAATGAAGTTGCCATGTTATTTCTCCTTAAGTTGGTCTTAAAATATGCCTAAACGTATTAGTCATATATAACATAATACGCTAATATTATTTATCTCGCAAGTGTTATTTACAAGAAATTTTAGCCAAAACAAAAGGGCCGTTAAGCCCTTTTGACGATATTGTGTCTTATTATAAGCCTGCTAGTTTCTTCATTTGTTCTCTTTCTTGTTCATAATCTGCTTGTCTCTTATATGCAGGTTCAGCAGTGTTATATCCTACCCAACCTGGTTTTTTCTTATCGTTTATGCCTGGTAGTGTTTTATTTGGTTGTCCTGGTGTTATGCCTTTACGTTGGAATGTTGGTTTATCGTATCCACTATAATCTGGATTATCTGGCATGGTAATTTCTTCATCAATTGATTCTACTTCTTGTTTTCTATAGGCATAATCTTCGCCATCTTCGCCTTTGATAAAATAATATCCGTCGCCATCACCGGTAACAGTACCTGTTTTTCCGTCTGGGCACTTAACTTTGTCTCCATTGTTAATAGCGCCTTCGTTTACTAATCTTTCAAATGTTTCTTCTAAGGTTTCGTCTTGTGACATCTTTTCTGTTCGTCTGCGAGCAACATCACTCATATGATGGATTTTACCAACAGGGTCTTTCTTCTTAGTTTGTTTTTTCCAGTCGCCTTCGTGGCTCCAACTTTTCACTTTGCCTGTTTCTGGATCAATTTCAATTTCGTCTTTAGCTTCTGCTACTTCGTCTTCTGGGTATTCTACGCCCACTTCATTATATACTTCACGGACCATGATACTAATATCGCTTGAGCCTATTTCTTCCATTGGTGCGTGGAATGATGCTACATCACGTGCGGCATTCATAACACCCTCTGGGCCTGCTTTCATAAGTAATTCGCTATGATCATTGATATTGTGTAAGATTCTACGGATGATCGCTGATTGTATCATTTCAACGTCATCTTCTTGCCATTCACCTTCGTTTGTTGTTGCTAACATATTTTCTGTACTACCTGGGATAGCTGCGCCGTGTACATCACCTTCAGCAACACCATAGTCTGCTTCAATATAATCATACATTTTTTCAATAATTTCTTCGAAGTCATCGTCGCCATGTAGGCCAGTATCACTTGATATGTCATCATACATCGCTTGTAGTAATTCTTGTTCGCCCGGCTGTACTTTAGTATGCCCAGCTAGAATATCGTAAATATCAAGGTCGCCACTGTTGATAGCATAAGCTGTTTGATCACTTAGATGTTGGCTAGGAACACCTTCAGCCACTGGCTCTGGTGTATCTTGATCGCCAATTTCACCTAAGATGGCTTGATACATTTGTGGGTTTTTATCTTCTAACCAACCCATAACAGCATCACGAGCATCTGCTTTAGGATCAACTGTTGCTAATTCTTGTAAGCGATCAAATAGTACATCATCGCCTAGGATATTATAAAGAGCATTAGTAGCATCCATAGCATCAGCGCCAACTGGACGAGGCTCGCTTAACCAATTAATTAAATTGTCTTTATCTTCATCTGATTCCGGATACGCCCAAGTGCCTTCAGCAAGTGCGCTGGCCCAATTTTCAAATTGTTGACTAAATGGATTGTTATTCTCTTTCATGATATTATATGCCTTATGTACTAGGGGTAGTGCTTGTTCAATGCGTTCATCAAGTGTTTTCTTAACAAACAATTCTTTAAGTTCTGCTACGTTAGCTTCATCTTCAACTAATGCTGGTTTGAAGCTTTCTTTATATTCTGTATAGCCCTTTTTACCTTTCATTTTCTTCAAGGTATTTTTTAACAGTGCGTGATAACCAAATGCTGATTCTACCATTTCTTTAGTAACAGCGTCTTCAAACGTACGACGTGCCATGCCACGTACAAAAGGACGCAAGGTAGTCATTTCATTTACCATCTCAGTAATATGGCGACCTAAATCATCTGTGGGTACTCCGCCAGCTGATACATGGCGTGCCATAGCACGAGCACCAGTTAGGTTTTCAAATGGTAATTTAAATCTTTCGCCTTGATCATTTTCAACAAATATAGCTTGTATATTTCGTGATCTAGCACCATGTGCTTCGTCCATGATTGGTTTAGTGTGTGCTAATTTGATGCGCACAGGACCAAAACTTTCAAAGCTACGATTTAGTGTGCCATACATACGACTTTCTGATACTACTTCATCTTTGTCATAGGTGCTATCGGCTTTACTTTGTTGTTGAATATCACGATGTTTTAATGTGCTACGTGTTATATCGCGTGGTTCAAAACTTAATAGGTTACGTTTAGCAAATTCACGTAATTCTCTAAGGAAACTATACCATTTTTCTCTTTCTTCGTCATCTAGATCGTGGCTGATATTTTTACTAAAATAAACCTTTAGGCTAGTTTCGTCAATAAGACTTAAGGTAATATTACCATAACTTTTGTCATCTACAACATAGTCAAAATTGAAAAAACGTGCTTTTTCAGGATCTTGGGTAGCTTTGGCTTTGTCGTTGCCTAAGCTGACATCCTCAAATCTGTCACGGATTTTTTCAAAAAGGCTTTCTGATATTTTGTTTATTTCTCGCATAGTAATATTTATCTATATCATTATAAACGGCATTGGCTCGATAAAATCATCTAAATTATCTCGCATTTGATTGTCTAATGTAGCATCAAAACTTTGTAATAATTGTGCCATGCGTATAATTAAAACCAAGCTCATCACTAGGTCATCAGTTTCACCGGGTTTAGCAGCATAACTACTACCATGGGCTACAAATGTTTTAAGCTCACTGATCAGTGGGCGACTGTATATAGACATACGCTTGCTTTCTATTAGGCTTTTAAGTTTAGCACAGGCCGTAATCTTAGGTTTGTTTGTTGTGTTAAATCCTTTGCGATAGCGTCGTGTTGCCCCCATGGCTTTAGGCTCACTTAAAAATGTACCTTTGATATTTTCTTCGCCAATTTCAGCAATACTAACTAATGCCGCTTCACCTAGGGTATTGTTTTCTAAGCTGTAGTAGATATTATTTACAGGAACAATCTCGCTTAGATATTTGGTAATTTCACTTAGAATACCTATTTGTTGCTGTACAGGTGTACGATTATGTTGCCATTCTGCTACCTGTGTAAAGGTAGGCAATTCAAATACTTGTATAGCACTAGGGTCGCCGCCTGTGCCTAGACTAGGGTCTAATGCTACAAGATATGTCTTACTTGGGTCAGGACGTTTGTACCAACGTACTTGTCCTTGGCGTTCTATAGGATCCTTGCCCTCAAGTTCAATTAAGTAACTAGGATTGATCAGTGTTTCGTCCCAGATAATAAATTCACAGTCCATCTCACGACGAAAACGCTCATCACCTAGTTGACTGCGTGTTTCTAGTGCCCACTTTTCGTCACGATCTGGATGTTCATTCCAATAACTTCTAAAGGCTTTAAATCCATTTATGCCAATTTCAGTGGGATTACCGTATTCATCAAAGCACTTGTTAGCACCTTTCCATAGGGTAGCAAACTGATCTTCATCGCTGTTAGGGGTACTAGTGATAATACATTTACCACCAGTTGCTAGTGTGGGACTGATCGAAGTCCAGAATTCTCGCCCTATGGTAGGGCGAACGAACGCAAACTCATCTGCGTATAATAACGAAATACTCATACCTCGACCTGTATTTTCTGTTGTAGTGGCACTCACTATGCGACT